GACGGGCGGCGTCACGTCGTCCGCACCCGGTTGCAGATCGTCGAGGCCGGGCTGCTGACCAACCCGGCCTATCCGTCAACGGCCGTTCTGGCCCGATCCGATGAGGAGGACCCGTCCATGCCCCCGAGCGAAACCAACCCGCCCGAGCCGCAGCCCGAGCCGCAGCCCGATCCCGCGCCCGAGCCGCCCGCCCTGCGGGTCGAGCAGCGTGACGATCGCCGGGCGCTGGCACCCGTCGCAGCTGCGACGCCACCCCGGATCATGACGGCCGCCCAGTGGGCGGTCCTGTCCGTGCGCGCCCAGTCCGGTGACGTGGCGGCCCGGGGCCGTTTGGAGGACATGCGCGCCCGGTTCGCGGCCACCGAGGACCGCGCCGACGAGACGATCGCCGGGGATATCACGGCCGCTGCCCTGCCGCCCGCCGTTGTGGGCGACCTCGTCGGCCGGGCTGTCCGGCTGACCCCGCTGCTGGGCGTGTTCACCCGCTACGGGCTGCCCGAGACGGGCATGACGTTCTCCCGGCCCAAGGTCACGCAGCATTTCCTCGTGGACTATCAGGGCGCCGAAAAGACGGCCCTTGCGTCCCGTGACGTCAAGTTCGACGCCGACCCGGTCTCGATCTTCACGATCGGCGGCTGGTTGAACGTGTCGCGCCAGTTCATCGACCGCACGCCCTACTGGGCGCGGGTGTTCGATGACATGGTCACGACGTGGGCAAACTTTATCAACGGCGCCCTTGGTGGCAGCGGCGACGGCGCGACCGGGATCAAGGGCCTGCACACGATCGCCACGGCGGCTCTGCCGGGTGGCGGGTTCGCCACCGGCGCGACCGTCGATGGCGGCACCCTCTCGACGGCCGTCTACAACGCGTGGGCCTATCTCTACAGCGGGCCGATGCAGCAGGGGCCGGATACGGCCGTCATGGCGCCCGCGACGTGGGCCAAGGTCGGCGCGTTGGTGGACGCGTCCAAGCGTCCCCTTTTCCCCACCATCGGCCCGGTCAACGCGTCCGGCACGGCCAGCGCGCAGGGGCCGGGCGGGTTCTACGGGCTGCCGGTCGTCCTTGACGCCAGCGTCCCGGCCGACCTGATCTACCTGTGCGTCCGCGACGCGTTGGAGTTCTACTCCCAGCCTGCCGGTGATACCCCGTTCACCCTGTCCGTTGACGAGCCGCAGATTCTCGGCGTCGAAACCGCGATCTACTCGTATATCGCGTCGTTCGCCAAGCCGGGCGGCATCGCGGTCGTCAAGTTGGGCGCGGCCCCGGTCGTGTTCGCGGCCGAGGACGAGGGCCGCCGGTCGTCCAAGGCGTCCTAGTTGCCCCCGCTGTACGTCTCCCCTGATCGCCTCCGTCGCGCCCTCTCCGTCCCGGCGGGGGTTGATCAGGACGCCGACCTGCTGACGGCCTGCGAGGCTGCCAGCAGGTTTGTGGACGCGTACTTGGGGGTGACGGTCGAGGACCCCATGGCCGACCCGCCTCCGGCCCAGATCGAGGCGGCCGCGTTGCAGGTTGCGGTCCGCGTCTACACGGCCGACGACGTCGCCCGGGGGACCTACCAGACCGACCTCGGCGTGGGGTTCACGGGGCGCGTGATCACTCCGGAGTTGGAGGCCCTGTTTCTCGGCCAGCATCGTGCGTTCGGTGTCGCGTGACCCCGGCCGACGAGTTGGCCGCGATCGTCAAGGCGCTGGCCCCGGGTGTCCCGGTGGTCGTCGGCTGGCCCTCGGCCAAGTTGGCCCCACCGGCCTACGTGATCCATCCGCTGCTCCGGTCGCACCTCGTCAACGGCGGGGCGGATTGGACGATTTCGCTGGACGCGGTCGTGGGCCTGACGGGTGATCAGGGCGCGATCCACGACCTCGTCGCGGCCGTCGTTCCCAACCTCCCGGCCGGGTGGCACCCGTCCGACACGGCCTACCAGCAAGGGTCGCTGGGCGGGGTAGACCTCGTGATCGCTGCGACCCCAGTGACGACCAAGCGACCCGCATAGGAGGACCCAAGTGACCGCCATCGGCTATATCTCCGACAAGCAGGACCTGACCTATCTGGCCGAGGGGGAGATCGCCCCGGCGGTCGATCTGTCCTGCTACGTGACCGAGCCGCCAACCGACGAGGTCGCGTTCGACACGGTCGAGACGCCGACCCTCTGCAACCCGCAGGCCTCGCAGATCAAGGTCGGTGCCCGGACCCTGACGCTGGTCCTGCTCTGGACCGACGATTGGGCCACGGTCATCGAGCCGCTGTTCGGCACGACGGGCGATCTCACGTGGTGGCCCGCCACCGACGCCAACCCGGGCTATCTCTACACGGTCACGTGGCCCGCCACCTACGGGATCGCGGCCCCGTTCGGGGAGTCGATCACGGTGGACGTGACGTTGGGCGTCAACGAGCGGGTCCCGGCTGCGGCGGCCCCCTAGTGCCGCGTCGCGGGGTGGCCGTCCGGGTCGAGGGGGCGGCCAGTTTGGCCAAGGCCTTGCGGACGGCCGAGCCTGCCTTGATCAAGGAGTTGACCCGGATCAACCGGCGGGTGTCCAAGTTGGTGGCCGACGACGCCCGGACCAAGGCGCCCCGGCGGTCGGGCGCGCTCCAAAAGTCGATCAAGGCCGGGGCCACCAAGGTCTCCGGCTACGTCACGGCGGGCGACCGGGGCGTGCCCTACGCCGGGCCGATCCATTTCGGCTGGGCGCACCGGCCCCAGCCCGGGCGGCGGATTTACGGGGGGCCGATCGAGCCTAACCCGTTTCTCTGGGATGCCCTCGACGCCCGCCGGAGGGAGGTCGAGCAGGCCTACCTGCGGCAGGTCAACGAGTTGGTCTTGGGTGTCGGACGGTCCGGCGCCCGCTAGCGGGGGGAGGAGGACAGGGACGTTGGGTAGCGACGTCGTCGTGCGGTTCAACGGACGGACCGCCCAGTCATTGACGGTCGGAGAGATCGAGGAGATCGAGGAGTTGTCGGGTCTTGGGCTGCGCCAGATTCAGGCCGGGGAGTTGACGGGCAAGGCCATGCGCGCGATCGCGTTCGTCATCGCCCGGCGGGACGACCCGGCCCTGACGTGGGAGGACTCGTATTCGCTGCGGCTGGTGGCCGAGGATGACGAGGAGGAGGAGACCAGCCCTTTATCGAGGCCCGCCGCGTCCGTCTCTCGACGGCGCGCTGGGTAATGGACATGGCCTTGGGCCTGCGCTGGCCCCCGTCCGAGGTGCGCGCCCTGACGCTGGGCGACGTGCGTCACCTGAACGCGGCCATGGCCGAGCAGGCCCGCCGGGCCAAGCGCCGGAGGCGCTGACATGGCGACTGGGTCCCCCAAAATCAAGGTCGTCGTTACGGGCGACGCCCACCAACTAGACCGCGCCCTGTCCAAGGCTGCGGGCAAGTTGACCGGGTTTGGCGGCACGTTCCGGCGGGTGTTCAACGAGCGCTTGATCGGGGGCGCGTTCAGCCTGCTGGGCGATGCCATCCGGGGCGCGTTCGATTTCGCCCAGACCGGCCTCGATAACTTTGACAAGTTGGGCGACGCCCTCGCCATCGTGGAGGCCAACGCGTCCGGGCTGGCCGACGTCGTCTCGGGCATCGACCTGACCAAGTTGGGGTTCGACAAGATCGAGACGGCCACGGCGGCCGAGGACATCAGCAGCGCGGCCAAGGCCATCGGGCTGACCCGCAAGGAATCGGCCAAGTTGGTCCCGGACCTGCTGACGGCCGCTGCCGCGTACTCGGCGCTGACGGGCAAGGATGCCAAGACGTCGGGCGATATTTTCGCCAAGGCGCTGGGCGGGTCGGCCAAGGCGGCCAAGGAGTTGGGCGTCAAGTTCGCCAAGACGGACACCCCGGCCCAGCGGGTGGCCAAGATCATGGCCAAGTGGGGGCCGCTGGCCAAGGAGGCAGCGGACGGGACCCGCACGCTGGCCGACGAGCAGGCCACCCTCGACGCCAAGATGTCCGACCTGTCTACGTCCGTGGGCGGGTTTCTCGACAGCGCCCTGCAGCCGCTGATCGCGGGGTTGGTCAACGACCTGATCCCGGCACTGCAGGCGTTCTGGGAGCAGCACGGCCCGGCCATCCTCGACGCGTTCGGGAAGATCGGTGCCGTGATCGGGACCGTGGCCGGGTTCGTGATCAACGAGTTGGTGCCGGTATTCCTCGACCTCTACAGCGTGTTCGCGGAAAAGGTCGTGCCCAAGATTCTGGCGTTCTACAAGTTGATCTGGGAAAAGTTGCAGCCGGTCCTCGAAACCCTCTGGGATTGGTTCAAGACGACGGCCGTGCCGTTCATCAAGGACACCCTGCTGCCCGCCATCGGGGACCTGTTCGACCTGTTTACCAAGTTGGCCGGGTTCGTGTCCGATGTGCTGTCGGTCGCGTTCGACACGCTGGCCGTGGCCGTGGACGGGATCGATACCGCCGTGGGCGACGCCCTCGACCTGATCGGGGACCTGATCGACGCGGTCGCCAGCGCCCCGATCATTTCTGATTTCCTGTCGTTCGTGTCGGGCAACCCCAAGGCCGTGGGCCGGGCTGTCGCCCCGTTCACCCTCGCCCCCGCCGGGGGCGTCGGATCGTCCCGGTCTGCTACTCGGGCTGGGGCCTCCGGCGCCCCCAGTGGCGGCGTCAGCGTCCATATCAGCATGGGCGTGGGCGACCCCGTCGCGGTCGGGCGCGAGGTGGCCAAGGTCCTGCGGGCCTACCGGTCGAGGGGCGGGACGATCTAGTGGTGCTGGTCAACGGGTCGTTTGAGGCGTCCCCGGCGCTGGCCGGGTGGACGATCGGCAGCGCGGCCGGGACGGCCGAGCAGTCCGCCCTCGTGGATGCGCCTGACGGGGCCTACACCCTGCGCCTGATCTCCAACGGGGTCAGCGCCGGGTTCGTCTCCCAAGAGGTCCCGGTGATCGCTGGCGACGTGTTCTCGATCGGCATGACGGCTCGCGTGGCGGTCGGCGGCGAGGCCCACGTGCGGGTGCAGGCCCTGAACGCGTCGGGTGGCGTCGTCGCCACGCTGGCCGACCTGTCCTCGGTCGCAGCGGCCTTTGAACGCAAGTCTGCCCGGGTGGTCATCCCGGCCGGGGCGGTCCGCGTGCAGGTCGCCTGCTACAACCAAAAGCCGGGCGGCGGGGTGCCGACCACCGGCGTCGCCGTGCGGATCGACGCCGTCACGTGGTCGGAGGTCGTCGGGTCGGTCGCGGTCTGGTCGGGCGGCTACGGCTGGGAGCCATCCGGGCAGGTCGCGCCCAGCCTCTGGGGGGAGGTGGACGCCAGCGTCGGCTACCCCGACGTGATCATCGGCGGGTTCAACTACTGCCCATGGGTGACGTCGGTCAACTGGCGGTCGGGCCGCGAATGGTGGTTCGCTGACCCGGAGGGCGGTACTGGTCAGGTCGTCCTGCTGGGCGACGACTACCCCGCCGGGGTGATCGTGGCCGGGTCGGCCGTCGTGATCCGGGCGGACCCGGTCGGGCCACTGTGGTCGGGTTGGGTGGACACGGTCGAGGTCGAGGACACGCCGGAGGGCCGGACGACGGCCATCGGCCTCGTGGACGTGCTGGCCAAGATCGGGCAGGTTGACCTCGTCGGCCAGCGGGCGATCAACCTGCCCCAGCAGCCGATCGACCGGCGGGCGGTCGCCCTCGCGGCCTACGTGGGCGACACGGTCGTGGCCCGGATCAAGGCGGCCGACACGTTTCTG